GGCGTGTCAATGCCAAGGTCCGAGGTCAATTTAGTCGCAGGTGGTTTTCGTAGGGTTGGATTCTACGAAGACGGAGGGGCAGTGGTTGATGTCTCGGCAGAAGGCGAAGAGCATTTCCCGGAGGAGATGCCGTCTGAGGGCGAGGACATTGAGAAGGGCTTGGGGTCCGTGTTTTTAGACAAGTTAGCCGGGGAAAGTCCTGTCAGGGACATCCGCGAAAGTGGGCGGATGTACGATCCGTACGTTAACGAAAAGATCAAGGAGCTATACGGGTCGGATCCGACCTTTATGGCGCAGTTGATCGAGCGGTACGATTACCCTACCGTGATGGAGAAGCGTGACGGGGTTGCTCATCACGTTATTCCTACCGATTGGGGCTTCCCGGAATCGAAGCGTTTTGCGCGGCCCGAGGGCCGTAAAGACTTGCCGACGTTTCCTGAGCTGGAGGATGCGCGGGCTCACATATTGGGTTCGGCGATCATGGCTAAGGAGTACGGTCCGGAGACTGCGGAGAAAGCGGGCAATTTCCAAGAGTTCATGGATAGGTTTGCGCCGAGTTATTACGGCAGGCAGACGCCTCGTGACGTGGCGATGGATAAGCGCAATAATGCGGTGGGGCGGCAGATTTTTGTGAAGGCTGGCATGGACGCGAGCGTTCAGGAGCTGACCCAGATGGTTGACGCCGCGATTTTCGAGCAGTTGGATCAGATTTTGGGGCGGACGGAGGAAGAGCGTATGACGCCTGCCAAGGACCAGCCCCGCGCCCCACGGAACTTTGTGTCACCTCCCACGGGGCCCGATTTATATTTCCCGCGAGACGAAGAAGGCTTCTTTGATACGACGTATTGAGGACTTTTTCGTATTTAGGAGAGTTTGATGGCCGAGATTCGTAACGGGTTCAAGGGCAGTTTGATGGAGCGCAACGTTCCGTCGCAACTTTCCGAAGACGATTTGGCGGCGGAAATGGAGGTCGAGCTTCCCGGCTCGCGGGACGCGGGCTTTGGGATTGATTTCCCGGAAGGCGGCAACAACGTGCGGGCGATGGTGGACGCGCGTGGGGTTGGGGAAATTGAGATTACGCCCACGGAAGACGGTGGGGTAGAGATTGATTTTGAGCCGTCTGACAAGCGCGGGGAGAACGAGGATTTTTACGCCAATTTGGCGGAAGAGATTCCGGACCGCGAGTTGGGTCGGATTGCCAGCGAGTTGATGTCCGAGTTTGACGCGAACAAGTCGAGCCGTCAGGAATGGGAAGACGCGTACGCGAGTGGTTTGGAGCTGCTGGGGTTCACGTACGAAGAGCGTACGCAGCCATTCCGTGGGGCGTCAGGCGTAACGCATCCGCTTTTGGCTGAAGCGGCGACGCAATTTCAGGCGCAGGCGTTTAACGAACTGCTTCCGCCGAGTGGTCCGGTTCGTACGGTGGTCATGGGCCGTGAGACGCGGGAGAAGCTCGCGCAATCGCAGCGTGTACAGAGTTTCATGAACTACTACATCACGAACGTGATGGAAGAGTACACGCCGGACATGGATCAGATGTTGTTTTATCTGCCGCTGGCGGGATCCACGTTCAAGAAGACGTATTACGACGAGACGTTGGGCCGTGCGGTATCGCGGTTTGTTCCTGCTGAGAACCTTGTGGTTCCTTATGAGACTTCGGATTTGGAGACGTGTCCGAACATCACGCAGGTTGTTCGGATGTCGGTTAACGATTTGCGTAAGCGGCAGCTTGCTGGGGTGTATCTGGATGTTCCGGTACTTCCTTCGCAGAAGGATTTGACCGAGATCGAGGAGAAGATCAACCAGATCGACGGGTTGGAGCCGAGTCAGATTGACTATGATTGCACCATTCTGGAGTGCCATGTCGATTTGGATCTGGAAGGTTACGAGGATTTAGACGAGGACGGGGAGCCGACGGGGATTCGGATTCCGTACATTGTCACGTTGTCCGAGGACAACGGTCAGGTATTGTCGATTCGTCGCAACTATCGCGAAGACGACAAGCTTCGCAAGAAGATCCAATACTTTACGCATTACAAATTCCTGCCGGGATTTGGCTTCTACGGTTTGGGTCTGATTCACACGATTGGCGGGTTGTCGCGGACCGCGACTTCTGCGCTGCGGCAGTTGATTGATGCGGGCACGTTGTCGAACCTTCCGGCGGGATTCAAGGCCCGCGGCCTACGGATCAGGGACGACGATGATCCTTTGCAGCCCGGGGAGTTCCGGGACGTGGATGCGCCCGGGGGTGCGATTCGCGACAGTTTGATGCCGTTGCCGTTCAAGGGACCGGATCAGACGTTGTTTAATTTGTTGGGTTTTGTGGTACAGGCGGGTCAGCGGTTTGCGACGATTACGGACCTCAAGGTAGGGGACGGGAATCAGCAAGCGGCGGTAGGCACGACGATTGCGATGATGGAACAGGGCTCGCGGGTCATGAGTGCGGTGCATAAGCGCCTGCACTATGCGATGCGGCAAGAGTTCAAGATTCTGGCGCGCGTGATGGCGGAGAGTTTGCCGCAGGAGTATCCGTACTCGGTTCCGGGCGGTGATCAGACGATCATGGCGGCGGATTTCGATGATCGGGTGGACGTGATTCCGGTCAGCAATCCGAACATTTTTAGTCAGTCTCAGCGGATTATGCTGGCACAGACTAAGTTGCAGCTTGCGTCGCAGGCCCCGGAGCTTCACAACCTGCACGAAGTGTTTCGTGACATGTACGAGGCGTTGGGGGTTACGGACGTAGATCGGTTGATGAAAGCGGTTCCGGCGCAGACTCCGGAGCCGTTGGATCCGGCGCAGGAGAACATCAACGCGTTGGACATGTTGCCTTTGAAGGCCTTTGAAGGTCAGAACCATCAAGCGCACATCATGGCGCACTTGGTCTTTGGGTCGAGTCCGATGGTGGGTCAGATGCCTCCGTTGGCGATTGCTTTGCAGAAGCACGTCATGGAGCACATTCAGATTGCGGCACGCGAACAAGCGGCGGTGCAGTATTTGCAGCAGGTTCAACAGAGCGGTGGTCGTCCGGCGGACGATGATCAGATGCTGCAGATTGAACAGCTTACGGCGCAGCTTGTGGCGGAAGGTATGCAGCAGGTCAAGGATCTTTCTGCGCAGCTTAGCGGAGCGGGCGCTCCGGATCCGTTGGTTCAGCTCAAGGAGCAGGAACTGCAGCTTAAAGCGCAATCGGATCAGGCGGATAATCAGATTGATCAGTCCAAGGTACAATTGGATCAGCAGAGTTTGCAGATGCGGGCACGTCAATTTGAGGAAAGGTTGGCTTCGCAAGAGCGCCAGACGGCAGCTCGTATTGATTCTGCGATGCAGCGTGAGCTAGTTAAGCAACGTAACGGAGGGTTCCCTCAATGAAAGGCGGAAAAGTTAAGGTAAATGGGTCGGCTCCTCGTAGCACCCCGCAAGCCGTCAAGATTGGCGGTCTCAAGTCAGCTCCTATGGCGGGCGACAAGATGACGCGTAGGACGTGTCGGGGTGGTGGAGCGGCGCTTAAGGGGACGAAATACATGGGTTGCTAACCATGATTCCAAACTTTTCGCTAAATTTGCCTAATTTTTCTACGCTGAAAAGCATAGCGCCGCCTACTCCGGCGGAGTTGTTGGCAATTCAGCAGGAGCAGGAACGCAAACGGTTAGCGGAAGAAACGGAGAAACAACGGATCGCCGCCGCGCAGCAAGCCGCCGCGCAACCCGCTGCTGCGCAACCCGCTGCTGCGCAACCCGCTGCCGCGCAACCCGCTGCCGCGCAACCCGCTGCCGCGCAGCAACCTCAACCAGCACGTGGACAATCGGAAAATACGGCGAGTGGTCGCGGTCTGGTTGGGAACAATGTGCCAAATCCTGCGGCATATGGCGGAGTCACAGTATTGCCTGATGGCACTTCCGTAGACATGGGGGCTGTTTTACAAGGTATCGAGAGTCTTTCGCCTAACTACGCAATGACGGCGGATTACACCACCCCAACTGGAAGTGGTTCTGCCTCGCCTGCCGCCGCTTCCTACGTAGTAAACCCACAGAACAACTTGGTGGGGGCCACTGATATTTTTAATGGCACTACCTATGCAGCTCCGCTATCCACTCCGGGTAAAACGCGTGTTGGTTACAGCGAGATGCTTCAACTAAACCAAACCCCGGGCTATGTTGCGACTAACCGACCAGAACAGATCGGAAATCTTTATCTCCCTTTCCGACCGTCAGGAGAGGGGGCGCAGGTAGCCAATGATATAAAAACATGGTACGAGTATTACTCGGACAACGAAGATCTAAGAAAGTACCTGTCCGCGGACGAGCAAACAGAACTTGCTTGGTTGGATTATAGAAATAAAAGATATGACCAGCGGGAATTTACTGACGAGATAAACAATATTCGATCACAGTTTAACCTACCGCAAAGGGTAGCTTTCGGGGACTTTGAAGCCCACTTCTCCTACGGCACCAAAAGGAAGAAGTATTCCGATAATCCGTATACCGACCTTCAAAAATACGGTCCCTCAATTGGAGGGTACTGGAACCCTGAAAATGATCCCAGTGAGTTCCAACAGGTAATGTCTAATCCGGTGGTTAACGCGGCCCTCACGGCGGCGGGCTCGTATTTTGGTGGTCCTTGGGGAGCCGCTCTCGCTTCTGGGGCTACTACACGAGCTTCTGGGGCGGATTGGGGGGATGCCCTTAAAGCCGCAGCGATTGCTGGGGGTAGTGCTTATCTTGCGGACGCTAGCGCTTTTGCGGGAACACCCTCATCCTCCACGCCTTTTTTAGGAACAGCGCTTGGTCAAGGCGTAGGTAGAGCGGGCCTTACTTTAGCTGCTGGCGGAGACATGACAGACGCTTTGACCGCGGGTGTTCTTGGATACGGAATGGCCCCCGGAGGTTTCATTAGCGATGCGTTTGGTGGAACTCTCAGCTCCTTAACGCCGAGGGAGCAAGCGGCCCTTAGTACGTTTATGTCCACCACAGGCACAGCGGGCTACGGTGCTGCTGAACGAGCGGAGGAAAGGGCCGAAAGGGGAACGGGCACAGGCACCGGAACGGGCACAGGCACCGGAACGGGCACAGGCACCGGAACGGGCACAGGCACCGGAAC